TCACTTCAGCGGGTAGTCATCAAACTCACCAGTCCGCGCGTCATTGATGATGTACGTCACCACCCCCTTCACTACGACTCGTTCCTCACAATCGTCGTCAGTTATCCATGTCTTTTTATCAGCGTGGTCCAGTTCTTCCAGGTGCACCTTTGGCAGCAGCCTGAGACGCAACAGCCGTATCTGGTCATTCAGATGACAAATCACCAGGCTTCCGTCTACCGGAGTCAGCGATGTGTCCATGACCAGCAGAGCACCTCTCTTGATTCCTTCCCGCCATGATGTAGCAGCGTAACGGATGAAGAATGTCGCCGCTGGTTTTCGTATCAACTCCTTGTCGAGTGAGATCGCATCCTCGTGGTAATCAGCAGCAGGGCTGGGAAACTGTGACATGGCAACCATAACTCACCTCATTGGCACTGTATGTACATACAGTACCAATGCATGGATTTTGATCGTTGCAACCGATCGATTTGAAGATTTTGATCGTTATTTCCCATAACCAAATAGTGAGCAATTTTGGGACATTTATTATAAATTTAAATTGTCTTTAAATATAAATATCCAATCGGTAAATCATCGTGAAAAATAATTCCGCGCTGTTTGTTGGTTCTTTTTTTGAAAGTGACCAAAGCTCAAAAGTAAACCTGGCATTATCTTATGATGGAGAACGATTCGAAAAAATAAAGGCTCAATTCCTTTGGGCTATTGGTGGAACTGGAGAAGTTTTAGGGAGAGACCCATCAATTATTTATCACAACGGTTGGTGGTTAATAGCCGTATCAGGATATACAGAAAACGTTTATGACGTCGATTGCTGGCGCTCACGTGATTTAACCGTGTGGGAACTGGTACGAATTAAGCTTGGCGATACGCCAGTCTGTGGGAAACGATTACCGGGTTCAGATCTGGTGACCACTGACGTGTGGGCTCCTGAATGGTTTGTTGATGACGAAAATCTGTTCCTGATAGTCAGCCTGCGTTATTACAACGATCAGACTGACAGTAAAGGTGTAAATGTCAAAAGTTTTAAAACATTCTATTCTGTCTGTTCTGATGTTGAGAGACTGGAGTTTTACGATCCGGTTGCGGTAAATATCGAACCAAAAAACATGATTGATTCTGTTTTTTCCAGAATATTCCAGACGTATTACCTGACAATAAAAGATGAAATCACCAAAAAAATTGAGGTGTATTGTTCAAATTGTTTCTCAGGACAGTTCACGAAATTATCAGTAATTCCGTTTACTCAGGCGGCGGAAGGCCCGGCGCTGGTTTATTTGCCGGACGGCACGATCAGAATCTATGCGGATTTTTTCGACACAAAAAAATGGACTTATTTTGTAGACACGAAAGACTTCGTGACGTTCACGCCAGAGCGCCCCGTTTTGTTTGACGGCAGAATTAAGCGCGGGACTATTACAAATGTGCTGAACTGGCGCGATAGTGAAACCGCATTGCAGCAACTGTCGGCGCTGTTCTGTGCAAACTCCGGGGATTTACAGCCAGGGAAAATCCACAAGCTCATTGATGTAGCGGGAACGAGCAATATCAACGCTACTGATTTAATCTGGTGGCCTGAAACTGGACATTGTTATTTCACCGAGGGGTTATCCGGTAACGTGACAATCAATGCGCTGCCAACTGTTTACCCGGACGGGAGTTCGTTTTATCTGATGGTCCGAAGCGCAACGCCGGGAGCTGGTGATCTGACGCTTAAACAGGCTGTCGGCGACCTGTACCACCCGGCTAATGGCATGGCGATATTTGATGCTGATTTGGTAGTGGCGGCTGGCGGGAACGCCGCATCACGTCTGTTTAGAATGGTGTGCTTTGATGGCCAGTTGTGGGTTGAGGGGGTTTTCTGATATAATTGTGGCTCAATGAAAATTGGGCCACATAATGAACAATAAAATATTTTCCGTCCAGTATCTTCGTGGAATAGCAGCGCTACTTGTGGTGCTGTACCATTTTTCTTTTTTTACTCCGCGCTGGTTTGCTAATTTATTTGCAAATGGCATGGTGGGCGTTGATATTTTTTTCATTATCTCTGGATTTATTATTTATTGGTCAACAATAAATCCTGAGGAATGCAGACCAACGGTATTTATTGTTAAACGATTCGCCAGAATATACCCGCTATTTTTTGTTGTGTTACTGGTTTCGTTGTTATTGCAACCTGCGCCTGCCACACAATTATCCAGGGGTTTTCTGGTTCTGCACAACGATTACACACTACCCGCTCCGGCGTTTGGATTTAATCTGCTACCGCCCGCGTGGACATTGACTTATGAAATATCGTTCTACGCTATTTTCTGTATGTGCGCTGCAATAACGACCCGGTATCGAGGTTCATTGTGTATCGCGCTGCTGATTGCAATCCCGGCAGTGCTACAGGTTGCGTTTAATGGAGGGTTGTCGTTTAACAGCACAGTCACCGCTATCCCTCCTGCTGACTCGCCGTTTTATGGTCTAATCAGGCTGGCAGGCTCAACGATGTTTTATGAGTTTGCGTTTGGGATTATGTCTGGAATGATATTTGAAAGGTTTAAATTAATTCTTCCTAACTTAACTGCTATTACTATAGCAATATTCGCATCGGCTTTATTTTTCTATTTTTTCTTCACATTCTCAGACCATACCAGCGGTATAGAAGGAATGTTCTTTTTTGCTGCAATATTTTTTGTGGGCGTTTTGATGCTGGATAAATCAAAGGCGGGAGAGATAAAAGCATTATCAATTCTTGGCGACCTGACATATAGCATTTATCTCTGTCATTGGCTGGTAATGCAGATGGTACAGAAATTTATTCCGATTGGGGAGTATAAGCACTGGGGCGTCCTTGTCCCCTGCATGCTTGTTGCTTCTCTGATGATGGCATTCGCAGCTAACCGGATAATTGAAAAACCGTTTATCCGTCTGGCCCGTTCGGCGCTGAAACGCCAGGAGATTACGACGCGGTAGCAGGACGTGGCGGCCATTCAAGGCTGTCACTTAATATCGCTGCTTCATCATTAAACTTCATTTTCTTCAAGGCATCGATATGAGCAAGCCACTCTTTAAAGGTCGCCTTCTCTTCATCGGTGATGATCTCCAGAATGAGCTTAGAAGGCCAGTGTTCGCTGCTTATATATGCGTTAGCCGCAGAGATTAACGCATCTCTCTTTGACTCGGCCTGTGCCAGTTTAAGCGCGAACAGTTCTTCTTTAGTTGGCTCGGGAATTTTTTCCCACGCAGGCATGCCGTCTGGCCCTGCAACCCTTCGCATGCCGTCTTTAACTGTTGGGTAAAATTCGGCGAAAACACCCATATCAACCGGCACAGCATCACTGTATTCGTCCGTCTTTAACAGAGAGCTTTCCTTGAAAACAAAAGCGTTGCTTTTGGCACTATATAAAAAATCTGAATCAGACATTACGCTCTCCCGATAGCAATCCAGTTAAAAACTGTTGGCTGCGCAGTAAAGTTGTGGTCGGACGAACTCCAGGTTGCAGAACGAACATTAAAGCTCCCTGCGTTAACCTTTTCGGCACCATACACGGTTAAGAGTTGATAGATACCGCCGGAGGCTGTCCATCCAGAGACATGGCCTTCTACTGCAAATACCTGGTATGAGCTCATCGCCACACCCATATTCACATTATAAAATCCGTTACTGTCCGTTGTACCTACATCCATCTGGATGATCATATTGCCAGGAAGGCGAATAACCACACCAGACCCGGTTGTTGTATAGGTAAAGGATGACATATCCGGAACTTGCCCGGTAGCCGGTATAAATCACACACTCTCCGACATACACATCATCCGGATGGGCAAACAGCTCTTGTTTGTCTGTGAGCTCTGCCATTGTTGGCTCCGTTTATCCGTTAAAAGGGATATCAGTTAAGTTATCCCGTGCAGGGTATAAGCCATTGTCGAGACCACTCATTGAATGGCCTCTGCAATAACCGATGTCTTTCCATCAGTCCGCCACAACAAAGAATCTTTTTTGCCATAAGGCAGGAGGTTCATCTTTCAGTGGCTGCCAGTGTTATTTCCCCACTTACTGGCTTGGGTTGTTTTGTGGTACTGCCGTAACTGGTTGCCAAGAATAAATTCCGGTTTCATTATCAAGCCCACCCGTAGATGGGCTTTGTAATGGATAGCCGTTGCTCAGTTCTCGTAATGCTTTGATTTTTCCGATAACGCAGTTTTGCGTTTGCCATCAGCACGCGATATCGAGAGTCAACTGCAGTTGCTCGCGCCAGTACTCAACATTTGCTTCAATAACCGGCTTATCCCATCGCCAGCGAGCCATCTCTCTTGCCCCATTGCTGGCTTTTGATTTCCGGTCATCGCGAATGCGACATGCTTGCTCATATTTCTGCTGCTCAGTCAGTTCACCGCGAAGCAGACTATCAATGTGCAGGTCGCACCACACAGCAAAACGAGCATCACACCAACGGGCAAATGCAACTGAAAGTTTTGGATGTAGCCACGTACCACCACCCCTGTCCTTTCGTGCCTTGCTGGTTTTTACATACCTCGATTGTGAGGGATGTAAAATTTGAGATTCTTTCCCGGTCAACGCTTCGTCTAAAGCACGAACGTATTCAAGCGTTTCTGCCAAACGCATCCAGTTATCAATGCGTTTTCCAAATCTCTCAGCAACACCTGTGACGTTGATCCAACCATCAGTGTTGAAACTGACAATTTCACCTTTGTAATTAAGTGGCACGATATTCATAACGTTTACCTACCATTTGAAATGAACCTTTGCCGCATAGGAAACCAGCCCACCGAGGCTCGCCAGCACTAACTGGTATCCTCAAAGGCCCATTCCAAAGGGGCAGGTTCGGTGTAAAAAACATGCGTTGCGGTACGCATTTATTGCAAAAAGCCCCGCATCGCGAGGCTCATTAAATTGACTTTGTGATTTGCAAAAAAATTATTTCAGGCATTGCGTCCTGATGTATTCCTGCAGGTAGTTAACCTGCGCGGTTATCTTGTCGATTCCACTTCGGAGACGGTAATAATTGAGTTCAGCATCTGCTGTAAGTCTTGGGCTTTCTCCATCGCCCATGCTGCTGGCTCCGGTCGTTGACTTTGCACAGGTGGCGGCGACTTGCAGGCGCTTACGACCAGCAGAAACATCAGCACGGAGACTTTCGATAGTCGCGTTAGCATCAGCAAGCTCCTTTGTATATCTGGCATCGAGTTCTGCTACATCACGTTGACGCTTCCGCATGTCAGCGATGGTGGCGTTCGCCTTCTCCAGTTCACTGGCCTTGTTATCGCGCTGCTCTTTGTAGGCGATTGCGTTATCACGGTAATGATTGACCGCCCACGACAGGCAGACGATGATGCAGATAACCAGAGCGGAGATAATCGCGGTTAACCGACTCATGACATCAACACCCCAACGGCCAGAAACCACGGCCACGCATCGTTGCCATTCAATGCGAGCAACGCTGCCATGAAAAAGCAAATCATGCTCATTGTTGCCCCCACAAACAGACTTCACGCTCAATCTCACGACGGGTCATCAGCCCTTTCCATTGCTTACCGCCAGCGTATGTCCAGCGCCGTAGCTGATCACATGCGCCCTTGATATCGCCCTGGTTTATTTTGCGAAGAAGCGTCGATGTTCTGAAATTGCCTGTGCCCACGTTATAGACGAACGAGTAAAGAGCGCCGCGCGTTGTTTCCGGTATATCGACTTTGATGTACGGGTTAATTTGTCTGGCGACCGTGGCAAGGTCTTTATTCAGGAGGGCTTTGCATTCTGCTTCGGTATACGTTTTACCGAGCATGATGTCTTTTCCGGTGTGTCCGTGGCATACAGTCCATACACCAACAATATCTTTGTATGGTATGTAGCTGACACCTTCCAGACCATCGTTACCACTCGGTCCAGTGATTAACACAGATGCTATAGCAATAGCCCCGCCACTTATCGCCGCTATTACGCTATTTCGTAGTGCCGGTGACATTGCCATTCAATCTGTCCTCGCGCTCTTTGCGCTTGTAGTACCAGTTGATGCCAAATGTGCCGACAGTACAAAGAATACCAATGATGACAGCCCAGTCATTCAGGGAGAGAATGCCACCCATCGCAGTCAGTCCTCCGAAGCTGTAACTGAACCATTCTCTGATTTTGTCCATAGCGCACGTTAATACCCGCTCGACGCTTTCTTTCAGGTATTGAAGGGATTGAGATGGGCTAAGCATTATTGGCCTCCTGCATCAGGAGAAAGACAATCATGGCGGCGCGGAGAGGTCTGGTATCAAATATTGGGCTTACGCCTTTTGCATCCACACACCATTCAGTTAACTGGTCTAAGATAGAAATCCTGTATTTCTCAATAATCGGCCATGAAGCGCTCGGATCATTGCAGTAGTCAGGCAAATGATTTAATGGCTCAAAAGTTGTATAAGCATTTCCGTAATACCATTTGTTGGTGTTATTCCCTGATGTTTCCGGTTTACTTGCCCAAAGGCCTTTAAAAATTATGTCTCCTACCATTCTGTTAATTTCAAAATCACTTAACTGTGAATAATCCATTGTCATTTCCTCGCACGATATCTTAGCTACCGGATATCCCACAGGTGAGCTGTGTAATTGAAGATTTTTACGTCAGATTCTTTTGGGATTGGCTTGCGTTTATTTCTGGAGCGTTTCGTTGGAAGGTATTTGCAGTTTTCGCAGATGATGTCGGTGAAACTTCGTCGCTGTCGCCTCATGCCGCCCTCCTGACGCCCTGCCCGATCGCCATCAATGCCGCTTTGGATACGGTAGTAAACATCCGTCGAGGACTGATGAACGGTCGCCAAATCAGCAGCATGGAGCCTTTGCTGTTTCCCTTCTTCTCCAGCCCTGTCGATGGTTCGATAAAATTAATCCGTCCATCAGTGATAATGCGAACTTCGTCGACACTCTCCAGAGCCTTGCTGAACCATCCGACTGACATATCCTCTGGCACAAGCATAACTACCGTCTGTCGCTGTTGTATGCACTGCTCAGCGGCTTTTTCCACCCACGGCCTGATATTGCTGTACGGTGGGTTATTCCAGATTGCACCGTGGCTTATCCACTCAGAATTTAGCGCGTCGTCGGCCTCAGTTAACCAGTGAGCGCACAGAGCATTTTTTGTCGCTCGCTGCCGAATCCAGCCAGAATCCAAACTCAATATCCAGTGCATCAAAAAGCCAAAGCGGCGTTTGCCAGCAGTCCTTGTCGTGTGCTGGCGTATTTGATTTGATAGTCATGCAGCCCGATCTCCCCATCGCGCTTTCCATTCGAGAGCCAGTCGCGCTTCGTCTGACCACTTAACGCCACGCTCTGTACCGAATGCCTGTATAAGCTCTAATAGCTCCGCAAATTCGTTTACACGCATCCTGCTGGTTGACTGGCCTATTACCACAAAGCCATTCCCGGCAAGGTTAGGAACAACATCCTGCTGCTTTAATGCTGCGGTAAACACACACTTCCAGCTTTCTGCATCCAGCCAGCGACCATGCCATTCAACCTGACGAGAGACGTCACCAAGGCAAGCCCAAAGCTTTCGATTCTGGTCTAAGCTGCGGTTGCGTTCCTGAATGGTTACTACGATTGGTTTGGTTGGGTCTGGAAGAATTTGCTGTACCGCGTGAATAGCGTTTTGCTGATGTGCTGGAGATCGAATTTCAAAGGTTAGTTTTTTCATGACTTCCCTCTCCCCCAAATAAAAAGGCCTGCGATTACCAGCAGGCCTGTTATTAGCTCAGTGATGTAGATGGTCATCTTTTAACTCCATATACTGCCAATACCCGTTTCATCGCGGCACTCTGGCGACACTCCTTAAAAATCAGGTTCGTGCTCATCTTTCCTTCCCGTTCTTCCCTGGTAGCAAATCGGTAATACACCGTTCGCCAGACCTTACCTTCGATAACCAGAAGACCTGCCCGTGCCATTTTAGCCGCGGCCTGATTTATGCTGGTTACTGTTGCGCCTGTTAGCGCGGCAACGTCCGGCGCACAGAAGCTATTATGCGTCCCCAGGTAATGAATAATTGCCTCTTTGCCCGTCATACACTTGCTCCTTTCAGTCCGAACTTAGCTTTGATTTCTGCGATCTTCGCCAGAGCCTGTGCACGATTTAGAGGTCTACCGCCCATGACAGGAAGTTGTTTTACTGGTTCAGGGATCGCCTCACCACGGTTAATTCTCGCAGTCATATGGACAAGCTCATCTGCGGCCTTACGGCGTAATTCCGCATCAGTAAGCGCATTGGCCCGCATGTTCTGATACAGGTTGGTAACCAGCCAGTAGTGCGCGTTTGATTTCCACGGATAAGACTCCGCATCCGGATACAGGCCTCGCTTCCGGCAATACTCGTAAACCATATCAACCAGCTCGCTGACGTTTGGCAGTCCGGCGGTAACGGATGCTTCTTCCCGGCACCATGCAACAAACTGCCCGGGTGATGGCAGAAATGGTCGATTCTGCCGACGGGCTACGCGCATTCCTGCGTTAACCTGTTCCATCGTGGTGATCCCGTTTTCCCGAAAAGCCAGAACCCACTGGCGACGGATTTCGTTCACTTCGTTCTGGTCACGGTTAGCCAGGCTCGCCGGGAAAGTTGCCAGTAACTGGCTGAACACACCGTTGATGATCTGCGCTACCTGCTGTACCTGCGGCTTTTCGTCGTACTGTTCCGGCATGTTGTTGGCGATCCGACGCATCTGCTCACGGTCAAAGTTAACCATCTGTGCGGCGATGTTTTTCATAGATCCACCCCGTAAATCCAGTCTGTGTTTGTCAGGTCGAGTTTTGGTTTGCTGGCTGTCATGCCTGCCTGTTGCTTGTTACGGTTGATTTCGAGTTGGGTCCACTTATCGCGGAGTTTGGCCGGGCTCAGCACGTTACCGGACCAGAAGTTGTCCTGGCATGCCCAGCGGAACAGCACGCACATGTCACGGTGGTTACGTCCGTCACGTTCACGCATCAGGCGGATATCGTTAGCCCACCCAGCAAAATTCGGTTTTCTGGCTGATGGTGCGATAGTCTTCACCATGTCAAACATCCACTCTGCGGCGGTCAGGTCTTCTGCTGTCCCCCACTTGCTGCCGCTCTGAATTGCAGCATCCGGTTTCACCACAGAAAGGTCGTTTTCTGGCTGGTCAGAGGATTCGCCAGAATTCTCTGACGAATAATCTTTTCTTTTTTCTTTTGTAATAGTGTCTTTTGTGTCCCCCTGTTTTGAGGGATAGCAATCCCCCAATTTGAGGGATGTTTTATCCCTCGTTTTAGGGGATTTTCCCTCGTTTTGAGGGATGCACCATTCTGAGATGTTTTTATTTGGTCCAAACATGCCGCCTTGCTGCTTGATAATATTCATTCTGACGAGTTCTAACTTGGCTTCATTGCACCGTTTGACGGGTAACTTTGTAATCTCGCTAAGTTGAGAATCGGTGATTCTGTCCATTGGTTTATTCCACCCATAGGTTTTACGCAGAATGGCAAGCAGCACTTTAAACTGTCGCTTGGTCAGATCTGCGCCCGAATAAGCCTCAAGCAGCATATTTGATAGTCTGGCGTAACCATCATCGAGATCTGCCACATTACGCTCCTGTCCGGCAAAGTTACCTCTGCCGAAGTTGAGTATTTTTGCTGTATTTGTCATAATGACTCCTGTTGATAGATCCAGTAATGACCTCAGAACTCCATCTGGATTTGTTCAGAACGCTCGGTTGCCGCCGGGCGTTTTTTATTGGTGAGAATCGCAGCAACTTGTCGCGCCAATCGAGCCATGTCGTCGTCAACGACCCCCCATTCAAGAACAGCAAGCAGCATTGAGAACTTTGGAATCCAGTCCCTCTTCCACCTGCTGATCTGCGACTTATCAACGCCCACAGCTTCCGCTGTCTTCTCAGTTCCAAGCATTGCGATTTTGTTAAGCAACGCACTCTCGATTCGTAGAGCCTCGTTGCGTTTGTTTGCACGAACCATATGTAAGTATTTCCTTAGATAACAATTGATTGAATGTATGCAAATAAATGCATACACCATAGGTGTGGTTTAATTTGATGCCCTTTTTCAGGGCTGGGATGTGTAAGAGCGGGAATGTCTTAAGCGGCTTTACCGCGTTTAGTTCCGTACTGTAACCAAACCGGATCACAGTTAAGCGCCATAGCAATCTCAAACAAGAAGCGCGGTCGCTTGGTTACTCCAGCTTCAATCAGTTGAATTGATTGCTGTTTAACACCGGCTTTGGTTGCCAGTTCGGTTTGCGTCATTTTTAACGCAATTCGCCTCTTCTTGAGGCGTTCAGAAAGAGTTTGCATATCGCCTCCATCAACAAACATTCTTGTATTTTCATACAATGTATCTTGTTTGTCAAATACAGTTTTTCTTGTGAAGATTGGGGGGGGTAAATAACAGAGGTGGCTTATGAGTATTTCTTCCAGGGTAAAAAGCAAAAGAATTCAGCTTGGACTTAACCAAGCTGAACTTGCTCAAAAGGTGGGGACTACCCAGCAGTCTATAGAGCAGCTCGAAAACGGTAAAACTAAGCGACCACGCTTTTTACCAGAACTTGCGTCAGCTCTTGGCGTAAGTGTTGACTGGCTGCTCAATGGCACCTCCGATTCGAATGTTAGATTTGTTGGGCACGTTGAGCCCAAAGGGAAATATCCATTGATTAGCATGGTTAGAGCTGGTTCGTGGTGTGAAGCTTGTGAACCCTACGATATCAAGGACATTGATGAATGGTATGACAGTGACGTTAACTTATTAGGCGATGGATTCTGGCTGAAGGTTGAAGGTGATTCCATGACCTCACCTGTAGGTCAAAGCATCCCTGAAGGTCATATGGTGTTAGTAGATACTGGACGCGAGCCAGTGAATGGAAGCCTTGTTGTAGCCAAACTGACTGACGCGAACGAAGCAACATTCAAGAAACTGGTTATAGATGGCGGGCAGAAGTACCTGAAAGGCCTGAATCCTTCATGGCCTATGACTCCTATCAACGGGAACTGCAAGATTATCGGTGTTGTCGTGGAAGCGAGGGTAAAATTCGTATGATCAGGATTGCGGCGCTACTCTCAATACTCTTAACTACCAGCGCCAATTCTGAATGCTGGATTGTCACAAACCTGCACGGGTACGGGGCAATGAATGGCGATCGTTACGAGTTTACAAAAGACAGCACGGAAGATTCCGTTTTCCACGTAACAATAAATGGCGATAAATCATCAGTTTATGAATCAGTTTCTGGCGTCTATCCAGAGATGAAATACACTGCTTTGTCATCGAACACTATGGTAGGAGAATACCAGTCTGGAGGAGGAATAACCGTTGAAACCTGGTCAATCACTACAAACAAAAAAGCTCTTTACTCCAAAGTAATGAACATCCCAGGTATGCAACAACTTACATCAACCAAATCCTTTGTTGGTGATGTAGTCGGAACCTGCAACCAGTAATCCCCACCTCAATCTCGATAACCAAAAAACAAACTATTTTCCGTTTAAAAACAATGGAGTTTGTTTTTCATGCCCCTTTCTTACAATATTTCTTGTTTACAACATACAATCTTTTTTGTAATTTTAAACCATCAGCAGGACGCACTGACCACCATTGAAGGTGATGCTCTTAAAAATTAAGCCCTGAAGAAGGGCAGCATTCAAAGCAGAAGGCTTTGGGGTGTGTGATACGAAACGAAGCATTGGCCGGAAGTGCGAATCCGGATTAGCTGCAAATGAGCCAATCGTGGGGTGTTTTCGTTCAGGACTACGACTCACACACACCACCAAAGCTAACTGACAAGAGAATCCAGATGGATGCACAAACACGCCGCCGCGAACGTCGCGCAGAGAAACAGGCTCAATGGAAAGCAGCAAATCCCCTGTTGGTTGGGGTAAGCGCAAAACCAGTTAACCGCCCTATTCTCTCGCTGAATCGCAAACCGAAATCACGAGTAGAAAGCGCACTGAATCCGATAGACCTTACGGTGCTGGCTGAATACCACGAACAGATTGAAAGCAACCTGCAACGTATTGAGCGCAAGAATCTTCGAGTTTGGTATAGCAAGCCAAGTGAGTTCGGTATAACTTGTCAAGGAAGACAAAAGGTTAAAGGGAAATCCATTCCATTGGCATGAGGTACGTAATGAAGAAAATTGATTACAAGTCCATACCAAAACCAATAGACTCAGCATCAGAGCGAAAAAAAACACAAAAAAGAGGCTGAAAAATTAGCAAATTATATCAGTTTTATTAGAAACAATGCTCACGGCGATGGCGACAGGAAGTTGCTTTCAGATGCCCGGACCCAAGCGTTCAGCATACTTCGTAAGCAGATGCAATATCGTCTTCATCCAGGCTACATAATTGAAATTCGCCCGACTGAAAGACAATTGTTCTTATTAAACTCTGTCTTTGACTTTGTAAACGTAGTTGGAGATCTTATCGACAGGTCTGTAGATAAGGCTCCTGATACAAATAGTTTTCTTCTAACAAATAAAGAATACTTATATGGTAAATTTGGTATAAACGGATGGCAAAAATATGTACGATTCTTACGTGCATTCGTTGATGCGAATAAAAATTCCGACATGATTTATACATATTTGCCTGGTGGTAATAATTGTACGCTTTCGGCAGACAATAGAATATTCATACCTATACTTGGTCTTGGGCTGATTAATGCAGTAAATGAAAGAGATGTTATAATTGTTAAGCAGTGGCGAAAGCATGAGGGATATAGATATCTGCCATGCTTTGATATATTAAAAATACAGAATAAATTCTATGTAAAAATTAAATATAAAGAAGATGTTTTCTTCCTCAGAAAAAACAAAGATCTTTTACAAGAACTTTCTGGGACAATAGATGTCATCGTAGGTTCTAGGTTTATAAAAGAACTGAAAGAAAGCAGGTCTTTCTCTCGTGTAGAGATAAGCGAGTCAGAGTTATGGGGTATATCAAATAATCCTGTAAACCACGCTCACCAACGAAATCCAAACAAAAAGTGGTCATAACCCGCTCAGGCGGGTTTCATTTTCACGCAAACAACAGAATAAACACTGCACTGTGTATTCATTCCAACGAGTGAATACACGGAGCAATGTCGCTCGTAACTAAACAGGAGTCGACTTGTTCTGATTATTGGAAATCTTCTTTGCCCTCCAGTGTGAGGGCGATTTTTTATCTGTGAGGATATGAACAGATGTCAAACATCAAAAAATACATCATTGATTACGACTGGAAAGCATCAATAGAAATTGAAATCGACCATGACGTAATGACAGAGGAAAAACTTCACCAGATTAATAATTTCTGGTCAGACTCTGAATACCGACTCAATAAACACGGCTCTGTATTAAATGCTGTATTAATCATGCTGGCGCAACATGCTCTGCTTATAGCAATTTCAAGCGACTTAAATGCATATGGTGTTGTGTGTGAGTTCGACTGGAATGATGGAAATGGTCAGGAAGGATGGCCTCCAATGGATGGTAGCGAAGGAATAAGAATTACCGATATCGATACATCAGGAATATTTGATCCAGATGATATGACTATCAAAGCCGCCTGAGCGCGGCGTTACCGCATACCAATAACGCTTCACTCGAGGCGTTTTTCGTTATGTATAAATAAGGAGCACACCATGCAATATGCCATTGCAGGGTGGCCTGTTGCTGGCTGCCCTTCCGAATCTTTACTTGAACGAATCACCCGTAAATTACGTGACGGATGGAAACGCCTTATCGACATACTTAATCAGCCAGGAGTCCCAAAAAATGGATCAAACACTTATGGCTATCCAGACTAAATTCACTATCGCCACTTTTATTGGCGATGAAAAGATGTTTCGTGAGGCCGTCGACGCTTATAAAAAATGGATATTAATACTGAAACTGAGATCAAGCAAAAGCATTCACTACCCCCCTTCCCTGTTTTCCTAATCAGCCCGGCATTTCGCGGACGATATTTTCACAGCTATTTCAGGAGTTCAGCCATGAACGCTTATTACATTCAGGATCGTCTTGAGGCTCAGAGCTGGGCGCGTCACTACCAGCAGATCGCCCGTGAAGAGAAAGAGGCAGAACTGGCAGACGACATGGAAAAAGGCCTGCCCCAGCACCTGTTTGAATCGCTATGCATCGATCATTTGCAACGCCACGGGGCCAGCAAAAAAGCCATTACCCGTGCGTTTGATGACGATGTTGAGTTTCAGGAGCGCATGGCAGAACACATCCGGTACATGGTTGAAACCATTGCTCACCATCAGGTTGATATTGATTCAGAGGTATAAAACGGATGAGTACAGCACTCGCAACGCTGGCAGGGAAGCTGGCTGAACGTGTCGGCATGGATTCTGTCGACCCACAGGAACTGATCACCACTCTTCGCCAGACGGCATTTAAAGGTGATGCCAGCGATGCGCAGTTCATCGCATTGTTGATCGTCGCCAACCAGTACGGCCTTAATCCGTGGACGAAAGAAATTTACGCCTTCCCTGATAAGCAGAACGGCATCGTTCCGGTGGTGGGCGTTGATGGCTGGTCCCGTATCATCAATGAAAACCAGCAGTTTGATGGCATGGACTTTGAGCAGGACAATGAATCCTGCACATGCCGGATTTACCGCAAGGACCGTAATCATCCGATCTGCGTTACCGAGTGGATGGATGAATGCCGCCGCGAACCATTCAAAACCCGCGAAGGCAGAGAAATCACGGGGCCGTGGCAGTCGCATCCCAAACGGATGTTGCGTCATAAAGCCATGATTCAGTGTGCCCGTCTGGCCTTCGGATTTGCTGGTATCTATGACAAGGATGAAGCCGAGCGCATTGTCGAAAATACCGCATACACTGCAGAACGTCAGCCGGAACGCGACATCACTCCGGTTAACGATGAAACCATGCAGGAGATTAACACTCTGCTGATTGCCCTGGATAAAACATGGGATGACGACTTATTGCCGCTCTGTTCCCAGATATTTCGCCGCGACATTCGCGCATCGTCAGAACTGACACAGGCCGAAGCAGTGAAAGCTCTTGGATTCCTGAAACAGAAAGCCTCTGAGCAGAAGGTGGCTGCATGACACCGGACATTATCCTGCAGCGTACCGGGATCGACGTGAGAGCTGTCGAACAGGGAGATGATGCGTGGAACAAATTACGACTCGGCGTCATCACGGCTTCAGAAGTTCACAATGTGATAGCAAAACCCCGCTCCGGTAAAAAGTGGCCTGACATGAAAATGTCCTACTTTCACACCCTGCTGGCTGAGATTTGTACCGGTGTGGCTCCGGAAGTTAACGCTAAGGCGCTGGCCTGGGGAAAAAAGTACGAGAATGACGCCAGAGCCCTGTTTGAGTTTACTTCCGGCGTGAATGTTACTGAATCCCCGATCATCTATCGCGACGAAAGTATGCGCACCGCCTGCTCTCCCGATGGTTTATGCAGTGACGGCAACGGCCTTGAGCTGAAATGCCCGTTTACCTCCCGGGATTTCATGAAGTTCCGGCTCGGTGGTTTCGAGGCCATAAAGTCGGCTTACATGGCCCAGGTGCAGTACAGCATGTGGGTGACGCGAAAAGATGCCTGGTACTTTGCCAACTATGACCCACGAATGAAGCGTGAAGGCCTGCATTATGTCGTGGTTGAGCGGGATGAAAATTACATGGCGAGTTTTGACGAGATGGTGCCGGAGTTCATCGAAAAAATGGACGAGGCACTGGCTGAAATTGGTTTTGTATTTGGGGAGCAATGGCGATGACGCATCCTCACGATAATATCCGGGTAGGCGCGATCACTTTCGTCTACTCCGTTACAAAGCGAGGCTGGGTATTTCCCGGCCTTTCTGTTACCCGAAATCCCCTGAAAGCACAGCGGCTGGCTGAGGAGATAAATAATAAACGGGGAGCTGTATGCACAAAGCATCTCCTGTTGAGTTAAGAACGAGCATTGAGATGGCACATAGCCTCGCTCAAATTGGAGTCAGGTTTGTGCCAATACCGGTAGAAACAGACGAAGAATTTCATACGTTAACCGCATCCCTTTCACAAAAGCTGGAAATGATGGTGGCGAAAGCAGAAGCAGATGAGAGAGACCAGGTATGACAACCACTGAATGCATTTTTCTGGCAGCGGGCTTCATATTCTGTGTGCTTATGCTTGCCGACATGGGACTTGTTCAATGACACCTCAGCAAGAAAACGCCCTTCGCAGTATTGCCCGTCAGGCTAATTCTGAAATCAAAAAAGCCAGACAGCAGTTTCCGGATAAAAACGTCGATGACATTTGCCGTAGCGTACTGAAGAAGCACCGCGAAACGGTAACGCTGATGGGATTCACACCGACTCATTTAAGCCTGGCGATCGGCATGTTAAACGGCGTCTTTAAGGAACGGTGAGCATGAAAAACAAAATCATCATGGAGCTACAGGCTCCTTTTTTATTATTCGCATTCACCCTCAAGCGTATTAACCAACAATTCAGGGATTAATGAAAGATGGCAGACATCATTGATTCAGCATCAGAAATTGAAGAATTACAGCGCAACACAGCAATAAAAATGCGCCGCCTGAACCACCAGGCTATATCTGCCACTCATTGTTGTGAGTGTGGCGATCCGATAGATGAACGAAGACGCCTGGCCGTTCAGGGTTGTCGGACTTGTGCAAGTTGCCAGGAGGATCTGGAACTTATCAGTAAACAGAGAGGTTCGAAGTGAGCGTAATTCACTCTCAGGCACTGCGTGAAGCGGCAGAGCAGGCAATGCATGACAACTGGGGATTTGACGCGGACCTTTTCCATGAGCTGGTAACACCATCGATTGTGCTGACACTGCTGGATGAACGGGAAAGAAACCAGCAGTACATCAAACGCCGCGACCAGGAGAACGAGGATATTGCGCTAACGGTGAGGAAACTGCGTGTTGAGCTGGAGACAGCAAAAATCAAAACTCAACGAGCAGCGTGAGTAGAAGGTGTTATCTCGGATGGAAGTAAGCGTATTGCTGAACTGGAGGCCTGGGTTGAATACACAAGAGCTGCATACGTAAGAGCAAAAGACAAGGGAGATTTGATCAGAGTTATTACCCGACAACCAACGGGATTTTACGCTTACGTACCATGTAATTAGGAATCCTTGAAGTGGCAGCCTAACTGCGGATACACTGAAATGGCGATTTGGTAACATGTTTCGCACAAGGCTGTTACTACGCTTAAAGATAATCAGCCATGATTAAACGCTTTGTAAAAAGTAAAAGGAAATTACAATGAAAAAATCAATACTAATTTTAGGGCTTACGTTAATTGTCTCATCTCAAATACCATCGGCAATGGCAAAAAATGAATCAAGACTTTGGGTTGTTGTTGATCGAACGGAAAGACATACCTGCCCTTCAAGTAAATGTGGAGTGGCTGGGAAACTATTTTTCAGGGAAGGCGTAGATTTTCTAGAAAAAAAAGGTGAATGGGTTCGTATAACTGAGCCATATTCAGCCTCATGTGTGGGAGGGGAAAGCGAATATATTAAAGAAGGTAATAAATCCTGCACAAGAAAAAACGGAATCGTCAATGGCAAGTTTTCAGAATGGGTTAAACTTAGTGATCTTAGCAGTGAAAGGCCATCAGATCCTGCTGAAAATGCGAGCGGAGATGATACTTTAATCAAAGGATCTGATGACTACCGTATATACAAAAAAGAGTTTTCTTCGGCAGCTAGGAAGTTAATAAACGAAGGGGTCTGCACGGAAAGCGACTTTAAGGAAATCGGAGGGTGGATGGCATCAAGCAATAAGGGGAAAAACATCTATTTCACATATTGCGGAGGAATGACGTTGTCGAACAGAATATACCTAGACGTTAAAAGTGGAAAGACTTTTAGATAATATGATATTACCAATGACAGTATTAATTTAATGCCTCCATAGAATTATCTCTAGGAAGTATGTATAAGAAAAGCCCGCACAATGAGCTGCTGCGGGCTTTGTGTTATTCGCCATATTTTATGAAGCAAATACGACACTATAGATAATTAAGCGTTGCTGGTTGTCGATTCCTCACTCACTCCTGTTGATGGCTCTCTTCTTGTATGTGCCATTGAAGGGTAATATCGAGTAAAAAGATACCGGAAGTATCCGCGCCGCCATGATTGTCTTTCTCCTAATGCAGGAAAAGCAGAATGGCTAAATCATCAGCAGAGCGCAAAGTCGATCAGAGAGCCAAGCAAGCATCATCCGGTATGCGTAAGCTGGAGCTTGTACTTGATGCTCAGGAAATTGAAATGCTGGATCGTAACTGAGCCACGCGCCGCTTCAGGCATGCGCCTTACGAGTTTGGTGAGTACATCGCGTTACTGAGCCGCCAGGATGATGCACGTGTGCGCTGGCGTATAAAATCGATCAGCAGAAAACGTTGCGGTAAGTGCGGCGAGAGAGTTCCTGTTAATTCATGCCCGTGTAATGGTGACTCACAATGCTGGGTGACCAAAGGCTGGCACGAAACAAAATTAATGATATAAATCTCTGTGACATGTCACGGAGGCGGCAATGAAATTAGACCAGCAATATCTAAAAGATCTACTTATCGCATTCGAAAAAACTCATGGCCCTGACACGATGCTTAGTGAACTAGAGGATAATGGCTTTAATAGATATGACCAAAATTTTATTTTCCATATGCGATTATTATGCGACTACGAATTAATAGTCAGGGTTGATGGAAAACCTGGGTTCGGTCATATAATGTCCAACGAGTTAGGGGAAGGTGTTGGATATAGTTGGATCGAAGTACCACTGAGGTTGACAGCAAGAGGGCATGATTTTATTGCTGACTTGCGTCAAAAGGAGGTCTGGCAAACTATAAAAACAAACTTTAAGGATGAGGGAATTAGTACACTAATAAGTGTTTCAAAATCACTAGCAAAAGGCTTTGCAAGGAAAAAGATAAAAGATATTACAGGAATAGATATTGAATAATTCTTAGCATCAGCAACTACTGCCTTTGGTGGAAATTATATCTGAACTCGCTACGGCGAGTTTTGTTTTATGGAGATGATAAATGCACTTCCGAGTCACAGGTGAATGGAATGGAGAACCATTCAACAGAGTTATCGAAGCAGAGAACATCAATGACTGCTATGACCACTGGATGATATGGGCGCAGATAGCACATGCAGACATAACCAATATTCGAATTGAAGAACTGAAAGAACACCAAGCCGCCTGATGGCGGTTTTTTCTTGCGTGTAATTGCGGAGACTTTGCGATGTACTTGACACTTCAGGAGTGGAACGCTCGCCAGCGACGCCCAAGAAGCCTTGAAACAGTTCGTCGATGGGTGCGCGAATGCAGGATATTCCCTCCTCCGGTTAAGGATGGAAGAGAATATCTGTTCCACGAATCAGCGGTAAAGGTTGACTTAAATCGACCAGTAACAGGTAGCCTTTTGAAGAGGATCAGAAATGGGAAGAAGGCGAAGTCATGAGCGCCGGGATTTACCCCCTAACCTTTATATAAGAAACAATGGATATTACTGCTACAGGGACCCAAGGACGGGTAAAGAGTTTGGATTAGGCCGAGACAGGCGAATCGCAATCACTGAAGCTATACAGGCCAACATTGAGTTATTTTCAGGACACAAACACAAGCCTCTGACAGCGAGAATCAACAGTGATAATTCCGTTACGTTACATTCATGGCTTGATCGCTACGAAAAAATCCTGGCCAGCAGAGGAATCAAGCAGAAGACACTCATAAATTACATGAGCAAAATTAAAGCAATAAGGAGGGGTCTGCCTGATGCTCCACTTGAAGACATCACCACAAAAGAAATTGCGGCAATGCTCAATGGATACATAGACGAGGGAAAGGCGGCATCAGCCAAGTTAATCAGATCAACACTGAGCGATGCATTCCGAGAGGCTATGGCTGAAGGCCATATAACAACAAACCCGGTCGCAGCCACTCGCGCTGCAAAATCAGAGGTAAGGAGATCAAGACTTACGGCTGACGAATACCTGAAAATTTATCAAGCAGCAGAATCATCACCATGTTGGCTTAGACTTGCAATGGAACTGGCTGTTGTTACCGGGCAGCGAGTTGGTGATTTATGCGAAATGAAGTGGTCTGATATCGTAGATGGATATCTTTATGTCGAGCAAAGCAAAACAGGCGTAAAAATTGCCATCCCAACAACATTGCATGTTGATGCTCTCGGGATATCAATGAAGGAAACACTTGATAAATGCAAAAAGATTCTTGGCGGAGAAACCATAATTGCATCTACTCGTCGTGAACCGCTTTCATCCGGCACAGTATCAAGGTATTTTATGCGCGCACGAAAAGCATCAGGTCTCTCCTTCGAAGGGGATCCGCCAACCTTTCACGAGTTGCGCAGTTTGTCTGCAAGACTCTATGAGAAGCAGATAAGCGATAAATTTGCTCAACATCTTCTCGGGCATAAGTCGGACACCATGGCATCACAGTATCGTGATGACAGAGGCAGGGAGTGGGACAAAATTGAAATCAAATAATGATTTTATTTTGACTGATAGTGACCTGTTCGTTGCAACAAATTGATAAGCAATGCTTTTTTATAATGCCAACTTAGTATAAAAAAGCAGGCTTCAACGGATTCATTTTTCTATTTCATAGCCCGGAGCAACCTGTGAACACATTTTCAGTTTCCCGTCTGGCGCTGGCATTGGCTTTTGGCGTGACGCTGACCGCCTGTAGCTCAACCCCGCCCGATCAACGTCCTTCTGATCAAACCGCGCCTGGTACCTCTTCTCGCCCGATTCTGTCGGCAAAAGAAGCGCAGAATTTCGATGCTCAACACTATTTTGCATCCCTGACACCAGGTGCTGCAGCGTGGAATCCTTCCCCGATTACCCTGCCTGCGCAACCTGACTTTGTTGTCGGCCCGGCGGGCACTCAAGGTGTAACGCATACCACGATTCAGGCGGCGGTAGATGCGGCAATTATCAAGCGTACCAACAAGCGCCAGTATATTGCCGTGATGCCTGGTGAGTATCAGGGAACGGTATATGTCCCTGCCGCTCCGGGTGGAATTACTCTGTACGGTACAGGTGAAAAACCGATTGATGTGAAGATTGGGCTTTCCCTTGATGGTGGCATGAGCCCTGCCGACTGGCGTCACGACGTCAACCCGCGCGGCAAATATATGCCAGGTAAACCAGCGTGGTATATGTACGATAGCTGCCAGAGCAAACGCAGCGACAGTATCGGTGTTCTCTGCTCTGCGGTCTTCTGGTCACAAAACAATGGCCTGCAACTGCAAAATCTGACCATCGAAAACACGCTGGGCGATAGCGTAGATGCAGGTAACCATCCGGCGGTGGCACTGCGTACTGATGGTGACCAGGTACAGATTAACAACGTTAACATTCTCGGTCGTCAGAACACCTTCTTTGTCACCAACAGCGGTGTGCAGAACCGTCTGGAAACAAATCGTCAGCCGCGTACGCTGGTGACCAACAGCTACATTGAAGGGGATGTGGATATCGTTTCTGGTCGCGGCGCAGTGGTGTTCGATAACACCGAATTCCGCGTGGTGAACTCACGTACTCAGCAAGAAGCGTATGTGTTTGCACCGGCTACGCTGTCCAACATTTACTACGGTTTCCTCGCCGTAAACAGCCGTTTCAATGCTTTCGGTGATGGTGTGGCGCAACTGGGCCGCTCGCTGGATGTTGATGCCAATACCAACGGTCAGGTGGTGATCCGTGATAGCGCCATCAACGAAGGTTTTAACACGGCTAAACCGTGGGCCGATGCGGTGATCTCTAATCGTCCGTTTGCGGGTAATACCGGCAGCGTAGATGATAACGACGAAATACAGCGCAATCTGAATGACACTAACTACAACCGCATGTGGGAATACAATAACCGCGGCGTGGGTAGTAAAGTGGTTGCAGAGGCGAAGAAGTAA